CCGACTCGTCCGACAAAGTGTTGCCGGATTCGAGCATCGTGATCGCCTCGGCGAGCTTGTCTGCGTCAACACCTGTTCGTTTAGCAAGTAGGTCAAGAGAACGAACACTTGCCGAAGTTGCCTTGTAAGCAGGGAAGCCAGTCACGACCGACACCTCATGCAAACGAACCTGACGAAGTTCGCGTGTCATGCCGTCATCCGACCATGAATCTCCACCGGCAGGAACTGAGAAGCCGAACGACATTGAGTCAACATCGCCACGTTGCATAAGAACACTCAGATCACGACCGACAGTTGTGTCTGGCAGATCTGCGTTCACCAATAATCCTTTGGAATCTTCTTCAAGTCGTAAAGTTCTTGACCTTGTCGAAGCGAGAAGCATCGATGAATCGTGGTTCATGTACATCTTGATCGGTTGACGACTCTTCAAAGATTTCTTGAATGCACCGTGTTGGATTCGCTCGATGAATGGCAACGGTTCAGAATCAGAATTGAACACTGCTGCGTAACCTGTGAATGACATTCCGTCACCTGTTGGACCTGCTCGCAGTTCAAACTCGTTGACTTGGATTCGTCGTGTCTCGACCTTGTTGTCTTCCATGCCTGGAATGTTAGCAAAGTATTCAGACTTGGTGCGATAGAAGTTGAACAATCCTCGTTCGGCTTTGATCGCGTTCGCTTTACGCTCGTACCAGTCTCGTGCCGGTTGAGGGTTCAACGGATTGATTCCCCACAAATAATGTGCTACAGCACCAGCACCAGGGAACTGATCGTTCGATGAGTCCGAGTTCTTTGGTGCGTCTAGATCTACTGCGTGTCGTTGCGCCCATGCGTTTGATCGGATGACTTTGTCTTCCGTGATGTCGCCTCTTGCCAGATCTCGTGCTTCACGAACGGTTCGATCGACCAGCCCTTCACCCGCAAGTCCTTGACCGTAATAGTCCAATCCTTTGCGAGCAGCCGTGCGAATGTAGACAGGTATCTCAAGAGATACTTGCCGATCTTCTTCGTGCATGTATGGATCCATCTCATCATGTGGTTCCCAAGCGTTGCAATAGAATCCGCCGTCAACATAATCATCCCATCTCTCGCAATACGCTTTGAGATCGTCACCTTCGCCTTGCACATTGTCTTCGTTGTAGAAGACACAGTTCCCACATGCGCGACCTGCAGGAACATCAGGTGACAAGGCTGGACGATAGTTGTCAGGAAGTACGCGTTCGGCTTCTGAATGTTTTGGATGATCAACATGTAACAGATCGTTGTCGGTGATGTATGCAGCATTCTGCGGACGACCAGTGCGACTCAAATACAAGAACGCATTCACACGCGCCATCGACCATTGCGCACGACCGATACCAGGACGATGCGATGTCGAATAGGCACCAGACCCGCGACGATAAACCGACTTCAACACACCTAGCGTCACACGAGTCCAAACAGGTCGATCACCTTCAGTCATCTTCTCGTTGTGATCCGCAACTTTATTCTTCAACGCAGTTTCGGTCGCTTCGTTGATTTCAATTCCACCTTGTTTGCCTGCTGCTGAACCGGCAGGATTTTTGTCGCTACCTGTGATCTGATCTTCTGGTGGTGCTGGTGCGCGTTCGCCACCTGGTTCCATATCTTCGGCGATGGACACCGCGACCATCTGATCGATTGCGTCTTGTTTTGTTTCGTGACAGCCGATCACTTCGCCGTCTTCTTTGATAGTTGCCCAACCAGAACAGTCTGGTGATTTGTCGGTAATGAAGTAAGGCATTAGACCAACAATAATATCTCAGCGTCATCGTCCAAGATGCTGAATGTGATCGAGCTGGTCGCAGTGCAAGTTGCACCGCCGAGGATGGCCGAGGCGACCGCGTAGCGTCGCTTCGGTTGGATGACAGGTATCTCGACTTGCGGTAATGGTTCAATCTTCTTGCGTGGTGATGTTGAATAAACTCGGCGTCCGCCAGACGGTGTCGGCTCAGGTACTGGTATGTCGCCTGCGGTAGCGGTTGCGACAAGCCCGCCAAGCGTCGCAGTGAATACTGGGAACCCTTCAGCCTGAGCAATGGCTGTGGCATCTAAACCACCAAGCGGTGCAGATAGGACAGCGAACTGGACGACAGTTGCAGAAGCATTCGCATCTAAACCGCCAAGCGGAGCAGACAAGACAGCAAACTTTGTGACATTCGCAGAAGCACTTGCACTTAAACCACCAAGCGGAGCAGACAAGACTGCAAACTGTGTGACAGTCGCAGACGCAGATGCACTCAAACCACCAAGGCTTGAAGCAGCAGTAGCAGTAGTTAAGAACGGCGAACCGTCTAAAACATCTGAACCATCAAGTTGCGAACTGTCAAGAATAAACGAACGGCTAGAAGGACCATCTAAACCGTAGGCAGTGTCATCTAACTGTGAAAGGTCTAACTTGAATCTGATGACCGCCATAGCGGAACTAACTTGCGACTGTTAAGGACGCACTTAGATTGCCTGCGGTGATCGTGTAAGTATCGCCTGCGGTGTAAGCACCAGCGACGACACTTCCAGAGAACAAGAAATTGCCTGCCGTCAAATTATCCCAAACTGTAAAGTGTGTTGCGTCTTGCGAACCTGCGATGTTCGTCCAAGAAATATCTGCGTCAGAAGTAATCACACCGGCAGAAGCAACACCGAAAGAAATTGCTTTGCGAGTAGTTTCAGTCGCAGGGTTGGCAGTGCCAAGCGGACCAGGATCTTGCGTATGAAGTTTCACATAGGCAACAGCAACAGCGAACGAAGTGTTGTTGCCAACCGAGTCAAGAATTGCGTTGCAAAGATAAGCCGATAAACCGTGAGCCATTAGTCTTCGGTCCTTTCAGTGATTGTCAAGATGCGACCCTCAGCATCACGTTCAACTGTTCGCACGGTCGGACGGTTCTCAGGAATGTTCACACGCACAACAGTCTCAGGCACATTGATCACAGGTGCAGCGACATTCACTTGAGCCGGTGGAACATTCACCAGAATCTCTGGCATCGTGACATTCACATCGCGCTGATTCACATCGTAAGACGGAGCAGGATCGGCAACAGGTTGCAACATGGTCGGTGCAACACCAGTGTGTTTGATCGGATCAACATCAAGTGCTTTCAACACCGCAGCAGGTTCGAAGCCTGCGTTGATGAGACGCTGAACCATTGTTGTCTTGCGGTCAAGTTCTGTGAGACCAGCTGCACCAAGATCGACGTTGGCGAGTGGTACACGGTAAGCCTCGCCACCTTCGGCTGGTCGTAGATCTTCGAATCGTCGCACATCATTGATTGACAACCAACCCGCTTGCAGACCTGATGAGTAGCCTGCGACACGCGAACCGAAGTCACCGCGCATCAAGCCATCCAAGTTGAACTTCATGAACGCGCCGTTGGTTAGAAGTTGGCGTGAATATCCGTCTTCAATCTTTGTGACATACGGTCGCAACGTGTGCATCACGAAATGGATGCCGTTCATTTCGACTGATGCGTATGCTTGCGCACCGGCTTGGATCACTCCAGCCATTGATGGTGGTACGCGGAATGCGCGAAGGATTTCTTCAACTGCGAACTGTCGTGACTGTAAGAATTGTGAGTCGTCTGGTGCGACCGAGGTTGTCGTGTACTTCGCACCGCCGAACAGGATGCCTGGTCGGTGTGATCGTCGTAAACCTTTGTGACCTTCTTCGAATCCGTCAACAAGCGATTTGGCTTGTTCGCGGGTCAGGTTGCCTGGGAACTCGATGATGCCAGAAGTGTGCGAACCTTGACCGAAGAATCTCGCAGCGAACTCTTCCAATGCTTTGGATAGTCCGAGATTTTCTTTGACAAGTTCGATGCGTGAACGGCCACGAAGATCGCCTGGCAAGCGCAACTCGGACAGATGAATCATGTCTTCATGTTCAATGATGTCCTTGTTATCAAACACATAGATCAGACGTCGCGATTGATCGCGTTTCACTTCAACCTTTAGAGGATTCAATACAGCCAAACCTGCGATACCTGCCGAGTCACGAATGATTCGTGTGAACGAGTTACCGTTCAACAGCATCGACACGAGAACCTGCTGAAAGTGATCGGTGCGTGAACAACCAATCTCAGGCATGTCCAACCATTCAGGTCGCGGACGGTAAGGACGACGATCGCCGTCAACACGAATGAAAGTGTCGACTGGCAATGTTGAGATCGAGTCGGCGATGAGTCGGACACACGCATACACGGTTCCGATCTTTAGTGAATCTTCTTGCGTAACTACAGTGCCAGAGTTTGTTGTGAATTGGAATGCGTCACCTGCTGCGAACAGCGACTGGAACGAGACCGCTCGTTGCTCGCTTCTTGAATCAAACAGTCTTGACAACATCAGTTCTTATCCGCTTTCTTTGACCGTTCCCATGCCAAGGTGAATGCGAGCATTGATAGTCCTATAAAGATTAGCGCAAGCGGAAGCGAGATGTAAAACACGCCGAGCGCAATCAAGAACACTGCGATCATCTCTAAAACTAGAATCATCTACTCTCCTAAACTATGAAGAACCCTGGTTGCTGAATTGTCTCTGTCCGTCTTGTCGCACGATCCACTGCCATCGCCAATGCTATCGCAGCATCAATCTTGCGTTTGGATTTGCCTTTAGATAATCGCCAACCCATATCGGTTGACCGTTGCGCAGCCGACAACACCTGATCAGTAAACACAGGATGACCGTCATGGGCGATCTTCTGATTCACGATCATCTCATACAAAGTTCCGCAAGCCGGAACCATACGCGCAGTCGACTGAGAGAACTCAACCATCGCGAACCCTTCATCAGACATCGCTTCGGCCGACCGTTGAAAGAACGCCGGGTCATAAGCGAACTCTTGCACCGTGAACTCTCGACCAAGTTCACGGATGTGTTGCTCAACCGCTGACACATCCATCACACCGCCATCAGGATGCCAGATCTTGGCACGAACAACAATCTGACCAGACTCTTGCGGTTGCGCGACCACGACCGCAATGGAGTCATGTTTCAACGCCATGTCAATGCCGACGAACACAGGAATGTTCGAATCAAGTTCAGACTCACTGCGACACAACTCCCACGCGCCCTTCGGCAACCAAGATTCGCCATCTGTGCGAACCCATTGGTTCAGACGATAGCGACGCATCGCGGTCTCAGCAGTTTGCATCATTGAGATCTCCATGTCTTCGATGTCAAGAAGCCCTTCAGCCAAGTTTGGGTTCGCGATATTCCAAGCATCACGATCCGACACTTCACAATCGGCTGGTGCTTCCCACCACCAGAACCCGAACCGCTCATCAATCTGATCACCAGAGATGACACGCTTGCCGTAGTTGTAAAGACGACCACAAATAGTGTCCAAGTCGAAGCCTGCTGTCGTGATCGCAACAATCTGCGGATCTTTTCGCGCACCAGAACCCAACGTGAGTGCATTCCACAATTCTTCATTCGGCTGGACGTGAAGCTCATCAAAAATTACTGTCGAAGGATTTAACCCTTGTTGCAATTTGGCGTCACTTGATAACACACGATAGATCGCACCAGTTGAAGGCACCTCAACAACATCTCGATACACCTTGCACACACCCGACAACGCAGGCGACTGAGTGATCTGCCACTTCGCTTCATTGAACACAACTCGTGCCTGCTGTCTGTCACCCGCTGCCGAATACACCTCGGCACCTGGCTCACCCTCAATCAAACCCACCAACGCGACAACTGTGCCAAGAAGCGATTTTCCATTTTTGCGAGCCAACCCGATCAGACTTCGACGGTAACGAAGAAGACCATCATCACGACGCTCATACAAACTGTCAAGAAGAGCGACCTGCCAGTTCGTGAGAATCAGCGGTTGACCGGCGCGAACACCTTTGCTGACATGCAAGAACGTGCGAGCAAAGTCAACGACCTTGTGACCGTCAGATCTGCTGTATAACTTCGGCGTCGACCAGGTTGGAGTTCCTCTGTCGGTATGAGTCAAGCTCATTGGCCACCCTTATCTCGGCAAGACCAAGTCTCGCACGATCGCTCGGAGTGAAACCGAGAAGACACATCCAAGCCGTGCATTGCGCATCCATCTGCTCGATCTGTTTCACCGCAGGATGAGTCACGATCTGACCGTTCGGAGACGTGTACCAGCGAGTCGTCACATCGTCGCCAAGCCAAAGTTCCAGATCGTAGATCTTCTGATAGTTGCGACACAACCGACCCATCAACGGACCATCGTGCAACTCCGACAAATGACGCCGACCACCAGTCCACAACACCGTCCAATACTGCTCGCCAATCTTGCCCAAACCTTTCGGCACCACCGGCACAACCGACATGTCGACCAGTGCGAGCGCGGTCTCTGGCATCGGTGAAGCCTGCAAACCTGTACGGATTCGTGAACCCTTCAAACGTTTTTTCTCGATCGGAGTTGCGGATGATCCGCGACCAACTCCAGTTGACTTGGTGACCATGCCACCAATGGTAGCCGTGACCCCACCACCGACCATGTATTTTTGCGCC